AACGGCGGTGTTCCTGTAGATAATTATAAAATCACATTGAAAGATCTTTATAATATTAATAATCAGGTATCTAAAATTATTAAAGATAATGATTTTTCTAATACAAGGCAACGATCAGAAGATGTTAATAATTTTAGTGCCGCATTAACGTTGTTTTATACGAATCTTAATAATTTGGTTGTGAACGGTAATAAAGGCGATAATGAGTCAACAATAAACGGATATATAGCAAATACAAACGCAACATTTATAGCAAGAAAAAATAGTATAGCGGCTAATAATGTCGCGAATTTAGATGTTTCGCCGTTTAACATTACATTGACATTAAGTGATTATTACAATTCAGATACACAGATTACTACGCCAATGCCTAATGACGTGTATAATAACTATATTAACGCTATTAATGATTTTGAGCATAAAAGTGAAATTAATGATATAAAAACGTTGGAGCAAAGACTTATCGGGGGGTTAAAGTTCATTCCAAGCATAGCGAATATTGTATACGGGATTGTTGTTCATATGGATGCCTTTGCTGAATTACTTCGACGTAAAAGTGCACTAATAATTCAATCACTTGCTGATCCAAAAAATAGTAAATCCCAGTATAGCCAGCAGTATGAAACGGTGGAAATTGGAAATGGGAAGTTTTATCGTATGCCGTGGCCAGAATACTACGCGACGAACTTCGACGGCGCTAATTATAAAGATTATCCAGGGAATTCAATTAATGCCGACGTAAAGGCTTGGGGTGAAGTTGCGTTTATTGAAGAAATGTATAAAGCAATGTCGATTGCCCAGCAAAATATAACGGCTGGTTATGATATCGATAACACTACAGGTAATGTGTATGTGGCAACGCCTTTGAGTACACCTATTGTTCAGAATACTTTAACAATTGCTAATAATACCGAACAATTCGTTTTAAACCATATTCTGGAACAAATATTAAGTGTTATTTATCATAACGGTACGTTGTATTTACCAATTTCACCCAATTTGCAATATATTACTGGCACATTAAACAAAGCAGGAATTTATCCTATTATTATTTCCAACATATTTAAAAATTTGGTGACTGAATTAGGCACGCTTGCTAATGGGTCAAAAATTATTGGTACGTTAAAAAATTTGAGTAGTAATTTAACATCTTCTGACGCCTTATATACTTATGGCACGCAGCCTATAAATAAAAATTTACAAAACGGCGTATTTTCTGCTGCGAAACTTATTAATAGCAACACTTTCATTACTGATGGATATGGTTATACTCCGAGTTTTATAAGCGGCGATATTTATAATCGTTTTAAATCGATTTATTTGGATGTAGAAGTAAATGACCCTGCTGAATGTGTTGGCAGCCCCAGTGCGCTTCCTTTTCATCCTAAAGCTTTACAGGCTTTGGACGTTTTTAAGTTTGATGAAGCAACAATGGTTAATGGTGTAAGCACTGAAGCGTTAATATATACGAATAACTGGACAGTTGATGATATGTTCGGAACAAGAAAATATACTCAATGGATTTAAACAATCGAATAAACACAATTATTTCTTACCCAATTGGGTATACTAATTTAGATTTAAGCACTTGGAAACGTCCTGTTTACTTGACATCTGATTACGTGCGAAGTTTAGTATATGGAACGGGTTTGGATGGAGAAGATGAAGGAAATGATTACTTATATGCGACTTCAAAAGATTTTCCTGATTTCACCCCAGCGCAGTTATGGGCTTCATCTGTAGAAATGTTGCCGTTAGAGGGGTATTTACTTGGATTTTCTTCTGGTGTGCCAATGTGTAATTTTGCTTCGTTATTGAACACGCCTGAATTTATAAATCAGTTTTACTCTGATTTAACGACCAGTAGTAGTGATTTTTCATCAACATATTTTTTATTATTGAATACATATCCTATTAATCCGCCAGTGCCTATAATGGCTCCGTTAAGTACTGATCCAATATTACAAACACGTAAAGTGGTTGAAGCAAATCCTGGCACGTTATTTAAAAATGTTGCTGGGTTGTATAGTTTACCACAGCCTTACATAGATTGGCTTGGCGGGATTTGGAACTTCCGTAATACGGGCGATTTTAGCGCGTCATATTTGAATATTAGCGGTAATGCCACGAACGGGCATACAGGTGTTTCTTATAATATAGACCCAAATAATTTGGATAATAATTTTTTTAGTAGTTCAGGCACGCCGCCTACAATTATAACAAATTTAAACGTTTTCAAAAAAGTAGAAATACCTTCTGCATCTGTAGAAAATAAACCTTACGCGTATTCTGTAAGATATTATGTTAGCGATTCAGGCGTATCGGGGCAGCCTTTGACGTCATATTATTATGGTGTTGATGCGTTAACAGGTTTCGGAATTTATTGGGATTTATTTTCTCAATTATATAACATTTGGTATGGAACGCCGTTGCAATTACCTTTGGATATACGTCGTATAAATTTGTCAAGCAGATTACGAACATTTCCTACATATGAATATGATTTAGGCGCCGATTACCAGTTGAGAACATTTGCGACGTATAGTCAGATTGCTTATGCCAATATTGTAGACCCTTCTACTAATTCTTTGTTTCAAATAATCGGCACAGACACTGATGATTTTGACCATTCTGTATTTGCAATGTACGTTTCAATATGGAAATATTTGTATTCGTGTTTAACAAACGGCGTTTCTTATGGGACAGCCGCCGATAATGCGGTGAGTTATTATCAAGGCTTATCTGCAACTAATCCTAAAAACATATCGTTGTTAGGACAAATGCAAGAACTATTTACGTTTTATCAGACTTTAAGCACCACAACCCAAATTGACGATTATAATTCAATCAATCAAAGTAATGGGCTGTTTCCTGCGGCAAATCCTTATGCAACTGCTGATGATATTCTCAAATGTAGTTTACGTTTTTCAGTGGATCTTGTTGGGTCTGATGTATTAAGATTTATTAATTCAGACGAAACACCATCTATTGATAGTGATTTTATAAGAAGATATAAGTTACACGACGGATATGGCACCGCTGTTTTTGCTTTGTATCCGTCTGCTGGCGGCATTGCTGGGTTGCAATATATAATGAAATATTTAAACGACATATATAGTAAAACTAAAAGTGGCGGAGACCAAGAATTAACTGCGCAGTTAATTAATTTAACGATAAACGCCTGTCGAATGTTGTGGTTTACTGGGCCGTTTATTGGTGATATGCCATTTATCACTTCACAGCCTAAAGCATTAGTATCATCACCAACAGATTTTGATTCACTCACATCAAAGCTTTATGCAAATAATTTAGGTAGTCAGTTATTGTTTAATAAAGGCGAATTTACTAATCCTTATGACCAACCAGAAAGTGCGCAACTTGTGAATAAGTACGCAGCAATACTTAAAGATTCAAGAACTTATATTATGGACGCAAATTTTTTACCGCGTTCATATAACACGGAAGGCGGGTATTTTTATGGTGTTAAAGCAAATGTAACGCCGCACTTTAATCCTATTATAAAATATGATGATATTATTGATTACGTTGGATGTGGCGTCTTGGATTTATGTGAATCAGAATTTTTGAAAAATACGTTGAATGCGTTAGATTTACTATTGTCATTATTAGTTATTGACCAAGGGGATTTTTACCCCGTAACGGTTACAGATGCGGCGACAGGTAAACAAACTACTTATACAGTGCAACAACAATTAGATTTGTTGTTGATATATAATATATTGCATAGTGACGCATATAAATTAGGAACGGCGTTTAATGGTGTTCAAAATATGTTACAGGTAATTAACGCCAGTTTGACACAAGCCCAGTGGTATAAAGTTAGCCGTGTTATTCAGACCCATATGGATACTCGTCGATTATTGAATGTGGGCAGCGTATATGATTATGTTTATACTATAGATACAAATGGTAATGTAGTTCAGAATATGATGGATACGGTAGTGTTTCGTAATTTAACTGGTTTAAATGATGCGCAGTATGTTCGAAGTTGTTTATTTGGTAATCAAGTGTTACCATCCTATAAAGATAGCCCAGAAATGAACGATTCTATTACAAAATATCTGGGTCGAAACGGTATTTATACTGATACGCAATTAAGAGGTTTAGTTAAAGATTTTTTTGAAACTATTAATGTGCAGCCTACTTTACAAACGCTGCAAATAGCCAAAGACTTTTTGATGTATTTTATTTATAGCCCAGATGAAAGACTGGCGACCCCTGACACGCGATTTAATCTATTAAAAGCACGGATTCAGTTTTTAGTTGAATCAGCAAATACTGATATTGAGCATTGTTTAACGGCGATACAAACCGAATTGATTGCTGCTAATAAAGCGTTGAATGCCCAAGCTATTTCTAACGTGGCTGATACCGCTCATTCCATTTCACCATTAAATATTTTGAAATTTAAGACGTATTACAATATTAAGGCGATTTATGATAACTGGATGCAGTTAAGTGTTAATACGCAGTCAAACTCAACTACGGCGGGTTCAAATTTATTTTTAGCTTATAATTATAATCATATTTCCAATAATGGTGACACCAGTGGTGTGAGTTCAAGTTTGGCGGAGCATTTTATGTTTGTTGACCGTTCAATGCGTGACATCGGCGAAAAGTTGTTGGTTAATATAACGTGGCTTTCGGGCTATTTGAATCAGAATTTGAGTAGTAGTTTCAAATATGATGATACTGGTGATAATTTTTCTATTTATACATTTTTAAGTGATTTAGCTAAAAAGCACTCGTCTGTTCTTCACGCGTTGCCGTCTTATATTGATTTAGGCACATTAAGTACTACGCCAGGAAAAAATAATTTTGCTGGTGATTTATTTGGAACCTTTACTACTGTAGATGTTTTGGAAACGACGCCAAAATTCATTTTTCAGTTTATAGGAAATGGAAGTAGTGTGTTGGATACGGCGCCAAATCAAAAACTTCGCACGTTGGCTAAATCTTATATGCTGACAGGCGGTCAAGTGCAAAATAGTAATAAAAATAATACGGCAAATATAGGTAATGGCACGTCGATTCCGCAAGACGTAGCTAAAGCTAACGGTGTGGCATTTGTCGTTAATTTTGGCGCGCAAGAACAGCAAATGTTCAGTAATTTAATTTTAGACCAGAGCGAGTTCCAGAACACCGAAGAATATTTTAAGGTTATTACCAATCTTGCGAATCAATCTCAAACGCAGAGCGGTGATTTATTTTCCATTTTTACTGAAAGGTCGTATACGGCAACTATTGATACGCTTGGTAATTTGATGATTCAACCGTTAATGTATTTTGAACTTGTAAATATTCCATTATTTTATGGCACGTATTGGATTACAAACGTAAAACATACTATTACTCCGAACGATATTAAAACTACGTTTAAGGGGGTGCGTCAGCCTATGTCTGTGATGCCGTCAAAAGGTGATGTTTTAATGCAGTTGGCAAAATTTAGCTTGGAAAACGTACTGGGAACATCTATTACCAGTAATATTTCTCCATCTCCATCTTCATCGATGTATCAGGCGCAAGGGTCTACGGTGCCAAAGGACACAAAAAATAGTGATCGTATTGTTGTTAACGGGCAAACGGGGGTAGAAATTAAAAACATAGTAAAACGCGCGTTGAAAAATGATCCGAAATTGATGGGTATTTTTGCGAATGATCCAAATGCGGCAGATAGTATATTAAAAGTAGTTGCAGGCGTTATGGGTAACATTGAAATGGAATGCCATTTTAATTATACTACAACAAATAATAAAGAAAATAACGGTAGCACTGATTATGGAATGTTTCAGTGGAACTCGAACTCTTTTAATCCTTTATCGCAAATTCCTACAGATCTTGAAGGGCAGCTTAATTTCTTACTTACTAAAACACCAAATTATCAACATTTTTTATTTGGCAATCCAAACTCTTCAACCCCTGGAGTTCAGGAGGTAGAGAGTAGTCCTGACGGGTGGAATAATTTAGACGCAGGTTGGGCAGCTTGGTTGTGTGCCAGTCTTGGAGAAGTGTGTGCAGATTGTAATACAACTTATCAATATTATAAATCTACTGACGGCGTAGGAAAAAATCCACCGTTTAATCGTAGTAAATACGCTGTTGATTATTACAATAGATTTTACACACCTGGCGACGCATTGAGCGACTTACCAGCATCTTCTGGTGGCGCGCCTACGACAATTAAAAAGAGTATTTATACGCCAAATGTTAAAGTTTTTGTGTTTGGCGATTCGCATATTGTGGGCGCGCTTGGCACGGATATAGGCGTACAGTTAAAAGCGCTTAATAAAACGTTAGTGTACCAGAGTTATGGCGTAAATAGTGCAGGCTATGTTAATAATTACAGTAATACTGGGAATATAAATCATAAAAATGATTTGATTGCTAAAATACAAGCGTTTAAACCAGACATTATTGTTTCTAATTTATGCACAAATGACCGTTCACCGTACACGAAAACCCAAGTATTAAATGCGGCTAAACTGTTTTTTAGCACAGATGGCGGGCATAATAATACTACAGCTTTTATTGGGTACAACATCGCATTAATTGACGCAATGCCATATGATGAACCGCAACGTTCAATAATTCAAAATGCGTCTGCTATGGTATTAAGAGCGGCATCTGAATTGAATTACGCATCGATTGATATATTTAATGAAGCGCGAATTACAGCAGCCGAACACGCTCAAATAGAAAATCCAAGTACTGAAACTTATACTTCTGACCAGTGGGATTTAACTCCAAGCGGATATCAGCGAATGGCAACGTTGATTGTAAGTAAATTAGCAGCAATTACTTTTAAATAAAAGATTTTATTGCTATGATGATTTTTTGTTTATTGGCGGATATTTATAATAAAAGTAAACACAATATTATGGAAATCAATAAAGACGCTTTAGACCAGTTTTTAGGACAAACACCCGAAACTGATGTCGAAAAAGAACCAGAATCGAAAAAAATCGTTGAAAACGACGGTTTAATCGAGAGAACCACTTTAATTGAAAAGAAATTAATCATTGAAGATGGTCGTCAGTTATTGACGGAAGAACGCCCAATAACGCATAGTCAAATCTTACTATAATATGAATAAACAATACGTTAGCCCGCAGGTTATTCAGGAAGAAGTTCGTCGTATGCAGAGCATTTCCGAATATAACTATTTTAGTGATGTTTCGGAAGAAGATGACAAGAAAAAAGACGCGCTGACAATGGATGATTTTAATACTCCGCCAGCGGACAATCAACAGGATACCCCACAAGGCGGCGCCCCAGAGGGTGGTGCACCAGAAGGCGGCACGCAACCGCCAGCAGACGGTAATCCACCAGAAAATCCTTTTGGCAATCAAAACGCTTCGCAAGACGATGCAACAAAGGCGCCCTCTATGGATGATGCCGCCGCAGGTGACGAACCTACGGAAGAAATTGATGTGACAGATATTGTTCAGGATACCAAGGCTGTTAGTCAGAAAACTGATAATATCAGCGCTAAAGTAGACCAAACATTGCAACAGGTTAACGGAATGTTGGAAAAAATTAATAGCTTGGAACAGAACGTTCAGAAAATGGATCAAGCTATTGGCAAGATTGACGCTATTTATCAGCAGGTCGAACTTTCAAAACCGCCAACGCCAGAAGAAGTAAAAGAAGTTATGGCGCAGAATTCGTATCCTTTTAATGTACAAATAGATAAGTACGGAAAAGAAGGTACGGCAAAAAATCAGACAGAATTGGAACAAGGGAAGAATAAAAAATTATCTTTGTCAGGATTGTTAGGCGATTTTAATGAAAGAGATATTCGTAACTCGTTCAATCCGCCAGACCCGTTTGAAGATAAAGTTGCAAGGGCATTACCTGCATACAGAATATAAGAACAAACAATAAAAAGAAATGGGCATTGTAGATCAAGCAGTAGCCATAACCTTTACGATTACATCGGGCTCTACTGTTACGTATCAAGATAATTTATATGACTATCGTTATTATCGTCTTATTACTGGTGGTTCATCTGATGATACGGTAAATTTTGTATTAAATGGCGCGACTATGAACATTCCTGGCGGAACGTGGATTGATGGCGGTGTTTTTAGCCTACAGGTTTTGGACGCGGGCGAAGTTGTAATCCAAGGTGTTAAATCTACCAGAAAATTATTTGGGGATAATGTACACCCTTACAACATTGAGTTTCCGCCATACAATGTGTAATTTTTTTTGAAAGATATTTGACTTTTTCAAAGTTAATGACTATATTTAAGGTTCTGAAATGAGCCTATTTTTAGTCACAATATGTTAAGTAATTAAAAGTAAGCTTTTTAAGTAAAACAATAAATAAACAATAAGTTATCTAAAACAATCAACTATGAGTAATGTTGCACAAGCTGTGCTCGATCAGCAAGCAAAACGAGCAGCCCAGAGTACTTTTGAAAAAACAGATTTAACAAAGTACTTCACAATTGCCCTGGATAAGGGTATCACACGCGGAGAGAAGATTTTTAGAATGCTTCCCCCGAAAAACCCAGATCAATCACCATTTATTGAAGTTTATTTCCACGTAGTGGAAGTAGGCGGTAAGCAGCGTAAACTGTACGACCCTGGCAAGAATGAAGGCAAACCTTCGCCGTTGAATGAAATTTACAACGAGCTTAAAGGTGACCCTGACCCTGCTGTTAAAAAGCAGGCTGCCAAGTACAGACCGCGCTTGTATTACATCATCAAAGGTATTGAACGCGGAAAGGAACAAGAAGGTGTCAAGTTCTGGCGATTCCCACACGAATCAAAAGGAACAGGCGTATTCGATATGCTGACAACCATCTTCAAGAAATTCGGTGATGTTACCGACCCTGTAACGGGTACGGATTTACTCATCAACCTGACCAAAGTGAAAGACCAGCGTGGTAAGGAATACACCGCAATCACATCTATCCTGCCGAATGGCGTTAGCCCGCTTTCAGCCAGTCAAGAATTGGTTGAACAGTGGCTTGCTGACCCAATGACGTGGGAAAACGTCTACAAGAAATACGACCACGAATACTTGCTTATTATAGCAGAAGGTGGTATTCCTATGTGGAGTGAACACGACAATAAATGGGTACCAAAACCAGAAACTGATGACACTCCGTCTACCAGTACGCAGGAAACCATCACCGATGCATTGCCAACAGCAGGAACACCGCAGGGAACTGCGTCTGCAACTCACGCAATAGTGTCAGTTGAGATTCCTGTAGTAACAGCCGTAGCCGAAGGTACAACCATCAGCGAGGACGATTTACCTTTTTAGAATGGTAAGAAAAAACAAAAATCTACCTTTTTAAACTTTTCGGGATATTTATAGATAATAATATCTCGAAAAGTTTAAAAAGATGAAACAAAAAACGTGTTTTAAATGCGGAAAAACTTTACCTATTTCAGAATTCTATGAGCATAAAAAAATGTCAGACGGTCATTTGAATAAGTGTATTTCTTGCACCAAGACTGACGTAAAAACAAGAGAAAGTGAATTAAGAAATGATAAAGAATGGGTAGAAAAAGAGCGTAAAAGAGGTCGTGATAAATATTTTAGACTTGAATATCGCCAAAAATACAAGCCGTCAAGAGAGAGAAAAAAAGAGATATTAAAAAAACATTATCAGAAGTACCCAGAAAAATATATGGCTACAAAATATACCGAGATATTTTTAACTAAACTTCCTGGTATAAATTTACACCATTGGTCGTATAATCAAGAAGATTGGCTGGATATTTTAGAGTTACCAATAAAAGACCATTATTTACTTCATCGGCATATGAATTACGATCAAGAAATAATGATGTTCAGGAGCCTAAATGGTGATGTTTTAGATAGTAAAGAAAAACATTTTGAACTTTTAGCACGTTTAAAAATTAATGAAACTAATTTGTAAAAAGAAAATTTATGCCGAACAAAGCGATTAAAAAGAAAGAGTTTGACAATGATGTTCAGGCTCAACTGGACGAATACAATAGCTCCACGAAGCTGAAACCGCAGGAATACTATTCTTGCGGGGAAGATTTTTTGGTTAATGTAGGTCTGCCAGGGCCCGCCAAAGGGCACATTAATCAATTCATCGGGCACAGTGACTCTGGGAAAACGGCGGCGCTTCTTTTAGCAGCCGCCGACGCCCAGCGTCAAGGTGATTTACCCGTGTTCTTAATTACGGAGCTCAAATGGTCATTTGAGCACGCACAGCTTATGGGTTTCAATTGTAATCAAAATGAAAAAGGTGAATGGAAAGGCTTCTTTCTGTACAACGATAATTTTGATTACGTCGAACAGGTCACAGATTATGTGAACGCTCTGATTGACGCACAAGAAAAAGGTAAACTACCATATAATCTCGCATTTTTCTGGGATTCCGTAGGTTCCATTCCGTGTAAATTGACGTTTGAAGGTGCTGGCGGCAGACAGCATACCGCTGGTGTTATTGCAGAAAAAATTGGGATGGGATTGAACCATCGTATTCTTTCCACTCGTAAAGAGGGCAGGAAATATACCAATACATTAACAATTATCACACAGCCGTGGGTTTGGAAAGATATGAAAAACCCAAGAGTTGCTGCACGTATCCAAGGTAAGGGCGGTAACTCCATTTATTTGAACTCTTCATTGGTATTTCAGTTCGGGAACATTGAGAATGCAGGCATTTCTGGCATCAAAGCCGCAAAAGGCGGACGCCAGATAAAATATGCTACCCGTACAAAAGTATCTATCGTTAAGAACCACATCAACGGACTGGGATTTGTGGATGGACATATTATCATCACTCCACATTATTTCATTGCCGACAATCAAAAAGCTATCGACAAGTACAAACTCGAACACGGTGATTATTTCCGTAAAATTTTGGAAACCGATGGCGATTTCGACCTAATAGAAGAAGTAGTAACCGCGGAAACAGCCGCAGCAATAACAGGTCAAGATGATGATTCATCGGAAGATTGAAAGTAAGAAGCCTGTTAAAATTAAAACCCTTCTAATTGACGGGGAAGTTCTTTTAAAAATAGGCTTTCACGCAACGAGGAACACCATAACTGAACGTGGTCGGGTAAAAACGATATATCATTTTCTGGATACAATCAGAAAATTTTATCAAGAGTATTACATCACTAAAGTTGTGGTGTTCTGGGAAGGGGCTAATTCCAGAGCGTTCCGCCAAGGTTACTATCCGTATTATAAACAAAATCGCGACCCATTTATTCAGCTTACCGAAGATGAGTACGCGGATTTACAGGCACAGCGCCAGCGGATTAAAAAATATTTGGAAGAATTGTATATCCGACAAGTCCAAGAGGACGCGTCGGAAGCAGATGACTGCATAGCATATTATTCACAACATTCGCCAAATGAACACAAAATTATATTCACTAACGATAAAGACCTACTCCAACTACTTTCCGAAGATACTGATGTTTATTTGGCTGACCGCACCAGGAAATTTTTGGTAACAACTGAAAATTTTCACAAACATTTTCCATATCATTACAGTAATGTGGCGATTATCAAAATGATTGGCGGTGACCAAGCGGATAATATATCAGGCATCGAGGGAGTAGCCGAAATTACGGTTTTAAAGCTTTTTCCTGAATTAAAAAATGAACCGAAAAATGTTGAATGGGTTCGAAGCCGCGCAAAAGAGTTGCTGGCTGAACAGCCCGACAACACAGCAGTTTACAAGATTTTGGAAGGTCGGACAAAATGGGGAATATACGCAAATGATTATTTTGCGGTGATGAACGAAATCATCAGTTTGAACCCACCACACGTAACGCCAGATGGCGTTGCCGATTTAGAAGAAATCAAAGAATCTCCCATTGACCCTGAAAATAGGGGCGGAGTGCAGAAAGCACTGAAAATGTTTATGGAAGATGGTATTCGGCTGAACAGTTATAATGATGACGCTTTCACAGATTTTTGGTTGCCGTTTCAGACTATAATCAAGAAAGAACAAGATTATTTTAAACAATGCTTATTAACTTAATAATTATACGATGATGGCAAATCCAAGTTTAACTCAAACGCTCATCGACCGCTCAAAAAGCTTTCGGGAGCCTTACGAATTTCTGTTTAAAATTAATGAAAATATTATCGTTCAGAGATTCTTTACCGTGGGAAACTATAACCCCGAATCTATTTATAGTCTTGAATTGAAAGATGCAGTCGATGATTGTATAGGAATTATACAAGACGAATTAAAAAACCGCACATTGGACTTTATGGACGAGTTCAAGTATTATTTTGCAGACGACCCAAATTTTGATCGTAATGACAGCCCTGATAAATATTTATTTCAGGTACGTGTGAATGGGAAAATTGTCATCGAAAGATACTGGGACGCTACCATATACCCAGCTAAAATACGTTATGATGTGAACATCAAAAGGCACATTGCGCGGATAATAAGTATCATTCAAAGTATTTTATCGATGCCCAGCAGAAAGTTAACAACGAAATTCCAACATTATTCTTTAACACCACCTGCCGATGTCAACGAACAGAAAAATTAATAATATACTGGACTTTGGAATTGAATTTCAGCAGCAATTAATTGCTGAAATAATCGTAGATAAAAAGTTTGGTTTGCAAATCATAGAGATTATAGAGCCGCAGTACTTTAAAAACCAGTACTTTGGCTTTATAATCAAACTATTGAAAGGGTACCATAAAAAACACGAAGTCATTCCAAATTATATAGGCATCCAGATAGAAATTGATATGATGTATTCTGGCGCGCCTGAAACACATAAAACATTAACGGATACCTTGACAGGTATTCAGAATGCTAAATTTGAAAATTTGAATGTGCAAGATATCGCCTTGCGCTTTTGTAAATACCAATCGGTCAGAAATGCAATTGATGAAGTGCAACAATTATTGAACAAGAGCACGTCAGAAGATTATGACAAGATTGAAGATATGGTTAAGAAAGCCGTTGCCTTTAAAGAAGATGGTGAAAGCGTTAACTTTTTTACTGGCATAGAAGCTGCGCTGGATGATAATTACCGTGAGCCTATTCCAACTGGCATTGTTGGTATTGACGAGATTACCAACGGTGGACTTGGAAAGGGTGAACTGGCTGTCATTATAGCGCCGCTTGGCGTGGGTAAGACAACTATTTTATCATTAATTGGTTCGCACGCTTATTTACAAGGCAAGAATGTTTTGCATATTTTTTTCGAAGATACGCTCAACGAAGTACGTCGTAAATATCTATCTCATTGGTCTGGCATTGCGCTACCTGATTTAAACGCAAATCGTCAGGCGGTTTTGGACGCTGTGGCTCGTAATAACGGCAAAGAAAATCAGTTGATATTTGAAAAACTGCGAGCAGATGAAATAAATGCGGTAAAATTACGCCGCATAATTAAACGTGAACGTAATAAACTTGGCGGTAAACTGGATATGGTGATTGTCGACTATGCGGATTGTATTGTCGGCGAACAATCCAAAGATGCCGAGGAATGGTCTGGTGAAGGCAGAACAATGCGTCAGTTGGAAGGTATGGCTGATGAATTTCAGGTTGCGTTCTGGACAGCAGTGCAGGGTGGTCGTAAAAGCACAACTGCGGCTGTCGTGGAAGTTGATATGATTGGTGGTAATATTAAAAAAGCACAGGTTGCCCATCTTATTATTTCAATTGCCAAGACGTTAACCCAGAGAGATCAGAAAACGGCAACAATCGCAATTTTGAAAAGCCGATTTGGTGACGACGGAAAAGTGTTTGATAATTGCACTTTTGACAATTCGCGTATGCTTATTGACACAGCTACGATGCAAACCTTTACTGGTTTTGATGAATTACAAGCAAACCGCGTCGCTGGGCGTATTCGTGAAGTGGCTACTGACTATCGCGAAAGACACGCAAGACAACAACAAAATGCAGCAGCACATCCACAATAATAAATTTAAAAATTATGAAATTGACCAAGTATACACAAGATGAAATATTAAACGCAACATTGGAGTATTTTAATGGCGACGCTTTGGCTGCCAATATATGGATGCAAAAGTATGCGTTAAAAGATGCAGACGGGAACATTTATGAAAAGACGCCTGATGATATGCACAGGCGCATTGCTAAAGAGTTTGCGCGTATTGAAGCAAAATACCCAAACCCTATGACCGAAGAAGATATTTACCAGTTGCTTCGGAATTTCAAATATATTGTGCCGCAGGGCAGCCCTATGGCTGGCATCGGCAATACTTTTCAGATTCTTTCCATTTCTAATTGTTTTGTAACGGGTGAGTTATACGATAGCTATGGTGGGATTCTATGGACAGACCAGCAGTTGGCTCAATTATATAAGCGTAGATGTGGCGTCGGTACTGATATATCGCACATACGTCCGTGTAGTACAAAAGTAACCAACGCCGCGTTAACAACGACAGGTATACTGCCGTTTATGGAACGCTATTCGAATACAACCCGTGAAGTGGCGATGGAAGGTAGGCGCGGAGCTTTGCTTTTAAGCTACGATGTACAAGGTATGGATGCCGTTGAATTTATAAACGCTAAAATTGATCGAACTAAAGTCACTGGCGCCAATATTTCATTGAAAGTGAGTGACGCTTTTTTGAATGCGGTTGTGGCGGATGATAAGTATATTCAACAGTTTCCCATTAACGTTAAAAATCCGAAATATAAAAAAGAAATACAAGCCAGAGATTTGTGGCAGAATATTGTACGTAACGCTTGGGCTCACGCTGAACCAGGGCTGCTTATGTGGGATACTATTAAACGTGAGTCTATTGGTGATTGTTATACTGACCAAGGTTTTAACGTGGTATCGACTAACCCTTGTATTATTGGTGGTACTTTAATTGCTACGGCGGATGGAAGAAATGCCGTTTCCATTAAAGAATTAGCTAAAGAGGGTAAAGATGTTCCGCTTTATTCAACAAATCAAACAACGGGTAAGACTGAAATTAAGTGGGGTAGAAATCCGCGTAAAACTGGAATTAAAAAAGAAGTCTGGAAATTGACGTTGGATGATGGGTCGTTTTTAATTGCGACCCCTAATCATAAAGTTTTATTATCTAATTTAGAGTATACCGAATTAAACGCGTTAAATAAAGGTGATAGTATTGTTCCATTCTATTCTTTTGATTCTAATGGTTATCGTCAAATAAGTAGAACTGGTGAAAAAATGTTTGGCGGTAATTTTAGGAATCGTCGTCAATACAGATTAATTAATGAATTTATTAATGGGGAGGTTGACGCGGTTAATTTTGCTATACATCATAAAGATTTTAACAAACAAAATGACCGTGTAGATAATTTGTTGGTTATGCCTATGAATGAACATAAAAAATTACATTCTGACAGGATGTTAGGCGATAAAAACCCATATCATCAATTTTCAGACGAACAAAAACATTTATTTGCTTTTCATACAGGATTTACAAATGGTAGGTCTATAAATGTAACAAATGAAGAATTAATTGAAGAGGGGCGAAAAGCATATAAAGAATTAGGTAAATTAACTTATAATAATTGGATTGATTACGCAAAAAAACATCATTTGCCACAATTTTTAGGAAATAATTTTAGGTTTAAAACGTTTGCTAATTTTAAACATCAAGTGGTAGAAAACCATAAAGTTGAATCTGTCGAATTTTATGGGTACGAGGACGTTTATAATATTACTGTGGACGATAACCATAATTATCATGTGATAACAAAAACAGAAGACGATAATTATATTGTTTCCAGTGGTATTTGCGTTAAAAATTGCGGCGAAATTGTTTTATGCACCAACGACTCCTGTCGCCTACTGCTTATCAATCTTTTTAATTACATTATCGACCCATTTACACCCAATGCTCGTTTTGCCCGCGATTTATTCATTAGACACGCTCAGACAGCCGAACGGTTTATGGACGATATAGTAGACCTTGAACTGGAAAAGATTGACCAGATACTCTCTAAAGTGGCTTCTGACCCCGAACCAGAGCATATTAAGATGGCGGAAACTATGCTTTGGACTGAAATTAAGAAAAAAGCTATTAATGGACGCCGTACAGGTTTGGGTATAACAGGTCTGGGTGATATGATTGCAGCAATGAATTTACAATATGGCACTTCCGAAGCGACGCAATTTGCCACAGACGTGCTGCGTGAACTTGGGCTGGCGTCGTATCATTCATCCGTTACACTGGCGGAAGAAAGGGGCGCATTCCCGATTTATAGTTGGGATAAAGAAAAAGGCAACCCATTTTTGGAGCGATTATTCAAAGCCGACCCGAAGCTTAAAGAACGTATGAAGAAATTCGGGCGTCGCGGTATTTCATTAAATACCATTAGTCCAGCAGGTTCTGTATCTGTTTTATTAGGTGTATCTTCTGGCGTAGAACCAGTTTTTTCGTTACGATACAAACGCAGGCGCAAAGTAAATCCAATGGACAAGAACGTTAAAATTGTATTTACTGACCAGAGTGGCGACCAGTGGGAAGAATATGAAGTTATTCACCCGCCTTTTGCTGCTTGGCTTACTGCTAATGGCTATGATGTAGCACAAGTGGCTTTGCTGCCTACTGATGCGTTTAACGCGATTGCTGCAAAATCACCATACAATAAAGCCAGCGCAAATGATATTGATTGGCGCGAAAAGGTGAAAATGCAGGGTGCTTTACAGAAATGGATTGACCATAGTATCAGTAATACAACCAATATGCCGAATACCGCGACCGAAGAAGATATACACGAACTATATTTAACAGCTTGGCGTGAGGGGTGCAAAGGTGTTACTGTGTATCGTGACGGCAGCCGTACAGGTGTGCTGGTTGCATCTGACAGTGAAGATAAAATCAAGAAAGATGAAACGTTTGGTGAAACTCACGCCAAAAAACGCCCTAAATTTGTTGATTGTGATGTAATTAAGTTTATGAACAACAGCGAAAAATGGATTGGCTTTTTGGGTAGTCTTGATGGTCACCCGTATGAAATATTTACTGGTTTGGCTGACGAATTCCCTGTGCCTGTTTATGTTGAAAAAGGCAGGGTGCGCCGTGTCAAAGATAATGGTAATGGTTCACGTTATGATTTTTTATACACTGATAAAGGCGGGTTCGAACAAGAGGTTAAAGGTTTGAACCGTGTGTTCAATAAAGAATATTGGAATTACGCTAAATTTGTATCAGGGTTACTACGTCATCGTATGCCTATTGTGCATCTTATTCATTTACTGGAATCTTTGAATATGGATGATATGATTAACACGTGGATTAATGGTGTTATTCGTATTTTGAAAAAATATATTAAAGACGGCACCGCTGACCCAAAAGCGGGAGCTTGCCCTGAATGTGGCGCAACATTACAATATTCCGAGGGTTGTTTGAAATGCCCGTCGTGTCAATATTCTAAATGTGGTTAAATATTTAATAATTAATATATTAAAAAAAAAGAGCAAAATTTGCTCTTTTTTTTTGTTATTATTGGTTCTTTTCCTATTTTATTAACTATATATAGGAAAAGAACCTTATGAGAACGGATTTGCCACAAGAGGGTAATAAATTTGGCGATTATGTTGTTATTGATGATACTATTCAAGTAACAAAATCAGATACACACACAAAATATCACGTTAGATGTAAATGTGGAAAAGAAGAATATGTACGAGGTTATTTTTTAAGGATTGGTCGCCAAACTTGCTGCAAGAGTTGCAGAAGTAGATTAAATTACGCCAAAGCAAAACAACAAGGGAAAAAAGTTGGATTTATCAAATTAGAGCATCAAGGTGTTGGGGATATTAGTAAAACGTTTTATAGTTATATTAAACGCAACGCTAATTTGCGCGGGATTTTGTGGGGCGAAAATGTATCAATTGAATTTTTATGGAATTTGTATTTACAACAAAATAAATTATGTGCATTATCGGGTGTACCTATCGGTTTTAGTTCTAAAATCATTAATAGTAGTGTTGATTGGAAAAATACAACAGCGTCTTTAGACCGTATTGACTCTCAATTGGGCTACACGGTTGATAATGTGCAATGGGTGCATAAAGACGTGAATTTGATGAAAAATAATTTAACACAACTACGTTTTATTGAGTTATGCCGATTAATTAGCAATAAGTAAATTAGTGTTGGCACTATTTATAATAAAGATTTTATATGCCTATACGAAAACAAACCATAGGGGTCGCGTTCCCTTTTCAGGATAGTACGGCTGGTGATTATTTACAGATGAACACCACAGTTGCACAGGAAGTTAAATCTAATTTCGTTCATTTATTAATGACGACGAAAGGTGAACGTTTCTTTTTACCACAGTTTGGCACAAACATACGTCAGTATTTATTTGAACCTCAAAGTACTGACGTTGATAATAATATTCGAACGGAAATAAGCAATGCAATCGCGAATTTTATGCCTAATATTCAAATAAAAGCAATTAATATTACGCATTATGGCGACGATGCAAGTTTACCCCCTAATCAACAATATAGCATAACGATTTCAATTGATTACCGTGTTACCAGCGGTACTTTTGATTTCACTGATAACGCAACATTAAATTTTTAATATGGCACCACAAATTGATTATTCAAAACGAGATTTTGCTTCTTTACAAGCGGCAGAAACAGCATTCATTCAGCAGTATTATCCAGAAGTCATTCAAAACTTGAACGACGCTTCAATCATATCAGTGTATATTGATTTGAACGCGGCTATTGCTGATAATCTAAATTTTAATATAGATAGAAGCCTTCAAGAAACTGTCTTGGATTACGCCCAACAACGAAGCTCACTTTATAATATTGCGAAAACCTACGGGCTTAAAATACCTACCAGAAGCGCCAGTGTAGCTGTGTGCCAGTTTGCTGTTGACGTTCCTGTATATGGCGACGCGGAAGATGCGCGTTATTTGCCAATTTTAAAAAGCGGCAGTCAGTTTATGGGTAATAACCAGATATTTGAAACGGTATATGATGTCGATTTTTCTTCACCAACCAGTGTGACAGGGGATGTTGACCGCGTGAAAATTCCTAATTATGTCGGCAACAATTTAGCCAGTTATACCATAAAGAAAACGGCGGTTGTTGTGAACGGAGCGTCAAAAATCTATACCTATACTTTTGGAAGCACGCAAGTGAATCCATTTTTTCAAATTATTCTTCCAGATGTAAACGTCTTATCGGTTGACGGTATTATTTCAAAAAACGGCACAGGTTTAGTGGCTCAACCCACTTATAGTGATTTTAACGACCCGACGTTGATGTGGTATCCTGTAACTTCGTTGGCTCAAAATACGGTTTTTGTTGTTGATACATCACGCCCAGTATCTTCCAATGGGTTATATTATGGCAAGTACATTAAAGTTAACCAACGGTACATTTATGAATTTACGCCTACAGGTTATTGTGTTATTACTTTTGGGTCGGCAACAGACAGCAGCAGCGATATATTGGATAATTTTATTCAAAATAGCGGCGTTATGAATTTGCAGTCATTCTTGAATAATACAAGTTTAGGCTTGGCTCCGCAGCCCAATACTACTATGTATATAAAATACAGGGTAGGCGGCGGTGTTGATTCCAATGTTGGATTAGGTATTATTAATACGGTCACAAATGCCGTGATGGTTAATCGTGGGCCGAACGCTCAAACCGTGGCTTCCATTCAATCATCACTGCGTTGCATAAACACCACGCCAGCAGTTGGCGGAGCCGAAGCACCAACTATCGAAGAATTGCGGTATTATATCGGATATAATTTTGCTGCACAAAACAGAGCGGTGACATTAGAAGATTATAAGACGTTGGTTACGTTAATGCCTTCTATATTTGGCTCGCCTGCCAGAGTTGGTGTTATGCAAGACCAGAATAAAATTGTTATTCATTTGCTTTCTTATGACCAGAACGGAAATTTGGATAACAGTATTAGCAGTGTTTTGATGGACAATATAGCAACATATTTGTCTGAATACCGAATGTTTAATGATTATGTTCAGATTCAACCTGGCGAAGTAATTGATATTGCGATACAAGCTTCTGTCTTAATGTCGCAGGATAATTATTTGAATACTGTTGCGGCAATTATTGCTAACGTTAGCGATTTATTTACATCCAGCACTATGGTAATGGGTCAAAGTATGTATACGGGCGCTATTATGCAGGCTATTAATAATACGTCTGGCGTGCTTAATGTTACATCATTGAGTATTGTTAATATGGTTGGCGGCAATTATTCATCAAATACAACGTCGCAGCCATTATCTGATGTAACTAATAATATTATTGATACCAGCGACGGTATTATTTATGTTGACGAAAATCAGGTACTACAATTGCGTTTTCCCACTACAGATATCATTATAACTCCAATTTTTGCGACTACAGTTAGGACTTAACATATGCGAATACCAATAAACATCAATGGCGGGGAAAATGTATGTTTTACGCTTGACCAAGATTTCGAAAACCTTGAAATTTTAAGTTTAAGTGTAAGCACTTATGACGTATATAAACAAATGACGTCTGACTTTGGAGTTGTTGTTGGCAGAGTTAGCGTAAATGGCGGATTTGGCGTGCAGAATGCAAAAATTAGTCTTTTTTTGCCGCTATCGGCAGACGACGAATTACGTAGTGACATTATACAGCTATATCCATTTAAAGCGGTTACTGATACATTGCCGAATGGCGTACGATATAATATTTTTCCGCGTGTAAAACAAAGCAATATTAGTCATCAGCCTATTGGTATTTTTCCAGACGTAACGGATTTAACTTATTATCCGACTTACCTTGAAATATACGAGAAATATTATACATACACCACAACTACTAATGATTCTGGGGATTATATTTTATTTGGCGTTCCATTAGGTTCGCAGGCAATACATATGGATTTTGATTTGTTTGACACGAAATCTTTTTATATTACTGCGGATGATATGATTACGGAAGTTAATACCAGTTCAGCAATTTCGGCACAGCTTAGCACTGGGCTAACACAAGCAATAAATCCTGATTTTATATTAACCACGGGTGGCACGTATGAGGTGCTATTAAACGCTAATATTGACTCAATGCCTAATATCTTTACTGCAAATAATTTTATTAACGTAATTCCGTTTTGGGGTGATTCTACGTCACAGAACATAGGACTTACACGCTGTGATTTTAATATAAACTATAAGTATACACCTACGGCTATACTGTTTGGGTCGTTTATTGAAGAAAGCCCTTGGTCGCCACCAATTGGTGACTGGGTGAGTAATAACGTGTATAAAATGTCCAGAACGGATGCCGTTGACGTGTTAGCCGTACATAATCCAGCTACAAATTTAAAGGTTATCGCTTATAAATTATTAAGCGCTTATAACGCGGAACGGTACGGCATTTATACGGCGTTACCAAGCGCTGATGGGTCTACCAACGGTGTCTTTATGTTAAGCTTGCCAATGTATGAAGATTATTATGTGACTGATGAATTTGGTCAATTAGTTTCAGCGGGTACTAATAGTGATGGAACGCCCAGTCAGCGTGGTATTCCAACAAAAGGACATTATGTGTTTGAGTTTTTTGATGACAATGAAAGCATTTATGGCAATGGCAGGCGTAATCCATATGGTTATAACGGCATAAATTATTCTACTAATTTGGCACCAGCCGTAAGAGTTCCAGCCACGCGTGATGGGCACACATATATGGGCGGGTGGGAAATTAATAATATGACCACTACGTTATTCGAATATGACCCATTGAAAGGTACCCCGCGATTTTATACGGTTGAAGCTAAATTCAGACCGCACGCAAAAGATGATTTACGTAATGACGGAACATTTTTGTCATACGTGCCAAAACAAGTGCCAGGCGAGTTTAATTTTCCTGTTCCAACCACAGGATTAACAGGCACAACAAGTATGCGTGGTACGCTGTACGTGCCCAGTTTCTGGGTGCAGGATGAAGGCGTCGGAACTTCGGCTGGAATCACATACGCCAATGAATTATCGTGGCTTCCGTGGCTTCCTACTGACCAGACCAGTAATTATGCTGTTCAAAATTATGACTGGCTTTATGGCGTTGGCGTGAAGAATTTGCAGGGTGTAAACAGGGGTAATGTATTTCTTGAATTATATGGCACAGTTGACCCAGTTAGCGGCAATAAAACAATGGATAATAACGGGTACCCTATAGAAAAAACGTGGTTTTTTGGCGATAATCCGTGGGATTCTAATAATCCGCCAGTGGTGAATATTTATGCTACAATGTTAGCGCAGAGTCCTGATTCAACAAACAGGCAGGTTAACGGCGTTCATAATCGATTTAATTTGGCTGTGTCGCCTAATTGGACGGCAGGTTTATTTGTTTCGTCCATTGAAAGCGGGAGTAGTAAAATTTTATTTGAAACAAGTATTGCTGATGTAACTGATATTGTTGAAGAATTAATTACTAATAACGTATATAGTTCTTATGGAATGACTAATAATCAATATACGGATTCCAATGGTGATACTTATTATTATTTGTTTGGTAAGTTTCCAACGTGGCAAAACGCGTTATATGAAATAAAAAACAGATATTTTAATGATTAATATTACTCAAATATTACCATCAACTAAAACCGCCGACGCTAAAAATACTACGTTGAATTTTACTTTTGATATCGAGTCATATGGTAAACCTATTACTGAATATAATGTATTTGACCGTATTAGCCAATTAGACCAATTTTATACTGAAAAAGGTAATTGTGATAATTTCAGGTTTAGCGGTAATATTAATGAAATTGTTAATTTAAAATACAATCTTCCACGACCACCCGTTATAAAGCCAAATTTTACTCATTTTGATTTAACACTTCCAGCTAACTGGGATGTTATGTTAATGGCGCCGCTGCAAATTGGGGATGGGGCACAAAAAGGAGATACAACCATTTCAGTTACTAATAACGGTGTCACTAAAACTTTGGATTTAACACAGGGATTGCCAGCCTTGGCGATTCAGGCTCAACTAATTAATAATAAAACACGTAATGGGCTGCTTTTATATCTTGGGCATAACCTACAGGAAAATGACGCCATTTATATTACTGAAACTATCGGCGATTCCAGATATACAAGCGGTACTTATCGCGTTGTAATGGTACAGGGAAATGAAATATACATTCAGCCCATCACATCTAATACATCTACTGCTGTTGCTTCTCCGCCCGTAGACACCCCCGTATCGCCTATGGTGATTATTGACGGAATTGAATTGGGTATTACCCAAGACGTGTTTAATGTGGCGACGGGGCGTACAGATGTTAATTGGTTAGCAATATACAATCCGCACGTATTCGTTACGAAGATAGTAGATAAAATGCCGTGTGAATATTACTTAAAACGATTATATTTTTTGGGATATATGGATGATTTGTATTACTGCGCCTATGCTAATAATTCATTTGGACAGCCAACATATTTGTACATAAAAGACAAGAAGTTGAATTTTGCAATTCAGACAAGTAATTTGAAAGCTCCATTGACTGATGTGTATGTAGTTGCAAGAAAACTGGTACACGATGTTTTAGATATGACAACCGTTCAAGCAAGTTTTAGCAATTTTATTACGGCTACTTTTAATTACGGCGGAATCCAATCTGTCAGTTTTCATTATGAGAGTGAAAATGGCAACGATATTGACTATAGCAATCAGCTTAATTTTTTGTATTATAATTTGACTGAATACGACCCGTTGGCATTGCAAGAAAATGAAATCGCTAAAGTTGAGCACACGTTTTTATGCAATATAACAGACCAGCCCATTCGTTTTTCGTATAATCCTTTTACCGAAATTCCTATACGTAAATTTTCTAATACTATTACTGAATGGGATCCTTCTTATATTTTACCTGTTTATGCTGTTTATAGTGACAAATTTCAAACATATCGTTGGCGCTATATTTTAGATATTGGATATTATGAGTCACAAGGTAACGGTATTGATTTTCCATATTTGAACGACGCATTTTACGTGAACACAAACATAATGCTTAATGTTCGAAACTATGCAAGCCCAATGGTGCCGTCAATGCTAACAGGGGGGTATTTATTGAGTGCTTACACTGATACATTAACGCAGACAACACAGCCAAATACTACGGGTTATGCCCCAATTGATGATTCATTATTGGATCAGAATAAATTTGATAAGCCATTTCAGCAATATAGCGGAATTATTTGTTAATGAAAAATTATGATATAAATAGAACTTTTGGGTTTTTTCGGCTTCCGATTAATCTGACGTCGGATAATGGAGATTCTTTTGAAGAGTTTAGTGTTGACAATTTAGTTGATGCCGCGTTGACAAACGAAATCGGCACAATTAATGACTATGAAATAACCACGTTTGTTCCGCGTTACGGTCAAATGGTTTTTGATGTTAATTTTTATCGTCAGATTGATAGCAATTTGAACCCTACAGGCGACACGCAAATACGTTATATTTTGAGTGAACCTTATACAAGTTATTACGACCAAATACAGACTTATTTTCAAAATAGCGCGACATTCACAGGGAGCACATTTCCGACATTCTGGAACTCATTATGCTATCCTTTTTATAGTAAAAAAAATACGTGGTTTACGTGTACTGGTCAAACATTGAGTTGTTTAAAGCCTAAACGCTTTGACCCAAATCCATATATGTATAATTCATTTATTAAAATGAATTTTTACACAACGCCATATTCAACAAACCAAGAATTGGTATTTCAAAATGTCATTTATGTTAATCCGCGATGGTGTGAGCTTGAAGGCGACGCCAACGGAAGCTGGCATAGACCAACTTTTACTTTAAATAAGACTACAGACGGATATTATTTATACTGGTTGAACACGTTTACTATTGGAACATTTTATGTTAATTTTCAATTCTGGGATGCGTTAAATGGCAGATTGATTAATTTAATACCTACAAGCGATTTTACCAGCTATAAGCAGTGGATTCAAAATGCTGCAATATTTGATTCTCGTATGATGTATATGGAGTATACGTTGCAATACAGTAATAAAACTTATAGTATGGGTGAATTTAATCCTACAACAAAGCTATGGGATATTCACGTGCCGCAAATAAAGTTGTATGAGGTTGTTTTTGACAACTATTTATTTAATTTTAATCCTCATATTAATGTGCAAAATGGCACGTACATTGTGCCAGTTATACCGCCAAGCCCGACGGCTTTTAATTTACAGTTAGGCGGAAGTTTGGCTGCTTTGTTAAGCAGTACAGACGACACGTTAGCCATTAATTCTTCTAATATTGACATTTTACTGTTTGATGATATACGTTCTGCGATAGATACTAAAGTTAGCCAGTTACCTACTCAATCTATGCGTAATTTAACGGTTTACAATAATGGTACTGGCGACGTTTATTTGAAAGATATAGAAATTGTTGGATTTACTGAAACGGGGCCGACTAAAATATCCAGAATAATTGATAGTAGTAAAAATTGGGATGGCACAAATACAACATATACGTTTGCGACGGTACCCACGCCAAATATATCGTTTGTTTTGGACACGGATTTGAATAATAACCCTTCTTTATTGGCAAATGCTTTACAACCATATTTCGATTATTATTATCAATTTACCGAAACAAATAATAGTATTTGGGATGCGACAGACACAAGCCCTAATTGGTGGGAAAGTAAAAGAATGATGAAATGGTTTTATCCCATTACGTCCAGTAACATATCAAGTTTTGGTTATCCGTTTGCTGAACAATTATCTATTCAATATGGCGGAAATGATTTATATGCGATATCATCAGGCTCAACTTTAAATCTTATGTTGACGTGGGGGTTAGGTAATAATTATTCTACTGTTTATTTTGAACCTTATTTTTATAAAATAACTAATAATAAAATGAGCTTTCCTTTGTCGCAGCATATTAATTTAATGTATACAGTTAAATTATTGTTTAATAATTTACAGAATACGTTGCCTACGGAAGCAAACACGTTAAGTTTTGACATACCAGTTTCGTTTGAATTACGGTATACGTACGTCGGGCCGAACCCGCATAGTGGCGGCGACGGCGGTGGCGGAGATAATCCTGGTAAGCACCCACAATAATTTTATGGAATATGATACAGTTTAACATAAATACACTACCCGAAACGATAAACATTGTCGTGGCGTTAACTGCGGAAAGCAAGGTGATGGGCGTATTGCTGCCATTGAACCCAGAAGATAATGTAATTGATTATACGTTATTGTCGGACACCTATATCACAGGCACAACAACCAGCAAATTGCAATACATTAAACAATCATTTGCGCCTGGTGAAACGTATTTGAACGTGGAAGTAACGATTCGCGGTACAGATATTTTGGCGAAGATAACATATGAAGATACTCCGCCAAATCCTACCGTTGCGTGGTATTCAATGTATTTAGGAACGGGCTTTCAGATTGATTATGTGGATAATAATGGTATAACTACGTATAAATTTAAACCCATTGCGGATAATTTGCAATCTGATAGTACAGCGTTTACAATGGCGTATTGGAATTTAATTGATGAACCAAAGTTCGATAGTAACCTATTTATCAGTAGGGGGGTGAATAATGTTTTCGAATCGTTTATGCGTTTGAAAACAGTAGCCAATGTCCAAGAGCTTGAAAATACTGGTTTCGGGTTTTACAAGTTTTATGACAACGGTATAAGCTAAAAAAATTAAAAAAAATGTCAGTTGGAATTTATGGAACAAAGCGCCCAGCAGACGTACAACCTTCGGATATAGAAGTGCTTGTCGTTTATTCTGCTTCCCGCAACACTACGGATACGCAGACAATAACACGTTATGTTGGCACGGACGTAATAAAGCCAATTATGAATGTTGGCTCTAATGGCGCCGTTTCAAACATTGAAGTAATGGGCGGGCTGTATAATTTACAGTTACCTGCCACAGCTTTTGCGCAAAAAGGAATATATGGCATTTATATTCGTCCGCTTCAAATTCGAGTTGCAATTGCGGATTGCGGCAGTTTGTCTGCATTTCCTGATATTGCTGGATTAGTGTTTGATGTAACCACAGTATCGCCTAACGTGGCGGGCAAGTTTATAAACAACGGATTGGATGGATGCCGTATTGAGTATTTATCAACGGCTACCCAAGCGAAAACGCCTAATTTATTTAGAATTGTTACATCTTCATTTTTAGCCGAAGCGGTGACAACACAAAGTTCTAACGCCAGCCAAAAAACTATTACTTACAATTATAATAACGCTGGTAGCCTTTTATTTGTGACTGTTACACCTAATACGGCGCCAAGTTTTAAACCTACTGCTCCGCCATTTATTGGGCAAAAAGGACAGAATGTTATTATTACAAATACCAATTTTAACCCGCAGTATATTGAGATTGAAATGGTTGATTATGATATGGAAACATTGAATATTGCGTTATACGGCGAACAAAGCAAATCCATTTTTGACGGAATTTACACATTGTATGATTTTGACGCTAATATTTACGCCCAATATGATTTATATGAAATTACTGACAACAACGGAAATAAATTATTTGAAGTACGTAAGCGCAGAACGACGATTGATTATAATAAAAGCTACGGTAATGTAATTACTAAATGAACACAGATTTAGGCAGTGTAAATTTGAGCCCGTCAGTTGGGGTTTCAACTGACCCTATTGTTGAATATATGTTTAATACCGCGGCAGACGCTATTAATCAGGCTAAAGCGTGGGGTTTTGACGGTTATAGGGTTTATTTAATTAATGGTCAGTTGCAATATATCCCGTGTGCTACAAGCGCTCAATATGAGCAGGCAACTCGTTTGTATGTTGAGCAAGGTGCGGTTGTTGCGCAAGGCGTGGATGTTTTTGGTGATGCGTTGGTTGGTTATCAGTATACGGCAAAAAATGACCTTCAAGGCGAGCCTATATTTACGCTTGGCAATTTTAGCATTACAACAACAATTAGTCAAAATCAAAGCAGTGTTTATACATTGGCTGATGCGCAACGCAGTTACACCGCCCAAGATTTCACATTAGATGGTATTGACGCGTTGAAGAGCCAGATTCTTACTAATGTTACGGCGACGGTTCGTTTTGATAATTCAAACATAGAAAAATATGTTACTTATGCGTCTTTAAGCGAAAGATTTCGTATATGTATGCAGGAAATTGTTGAAACGTTCCCCGCAAGTATGCATATTACGCCGCATTCTATTGCATATCCGTGTTTATTTGATTATCAAGTATACCAGAACGGCGACGCGGCAGTTTTTAAAGTTAGAATAGGTAATATAGCAAATCCGTTCAATATTGATTTTTATAAATCAGGAACAACGGCACCTGCGCCGCAATACGTTGCCCCCGTAAGAAATTTTGCGCTTAATTTTACGCAATACGAGCTTTATTATAATTCAACATCATATCAAATAATTAATTGTGTTCCGCCCACAGGCGTGAAAGACCCAAATAATTTAATTATAACTGTTTTGGGCGACCCTTTTAGCGACGTAGTATCTCCAAGTGGTGCGGCAAATGTAAGTTTTTATATCAAACCGCAACAAGCGGTATATGATAGTTTCTATACCACAGCAAGTGATTTAGCGTCTTATTTATTGAACCAGAATAGTACTCCGCAATATTTGGCGGTGTTTAACGTGCCTAATCGTCAAGACGACGGAACGTTTGTTATAACGCCTACAAATATGCAATTTCCTATTTATGATGATTTTAATGTTGATGTGTTTACTGATGCGTTTGACCTTTATTTAAGTAATTTGAACGCTATTGCAGGTTCATTTGATGAATATAAAACGGATTTAATCGCCAGATTTTTAACCAGTGATTCATTACAAGAGTATGACACTGACGATCGTAAAACTTATATTACATTACAGGCGTATGGTCATATGTTTGACCAAGTGAAACAGTACGCGGACGGAATTGCTTATATGACCAACGTATCGTATGATAAAATTGATAACGTTCCAGATGTTTTATTAAAGAATTTTGCGCATATGTTAGGATGGGAAACATATGAAATTGAAGATGAGAGTACGTTAGTTCAATCATTATTTGACATAAACAAAACACAAGGCAGCGAAACGCCACAGGAAGTCGACATTGAATTATGGCGTCGTATTATTATTAATTCATTTTATTTGTTCAAATCAAAAGGCACACGAAAAGGAATTGAATTTGCGCTTGAACTGGTAGGGGTGCCGTTGGAAATTATGGACATAAATGAATATGTTTATGTTGCTCAAAATCCGTTGGATTATGACCGTTATTACCAAATTTTTAATGGTAATATCTACAACTATCCTATTGATAGTGACGGCTATCCGACTACTCCACCTAATATTTATTTTCAGGCGAATGGCGGTAATATGCTGAACGACGCCCAGAATATCGGCCCGTACGACGGCGGACAATCTTACATTGGCGCCTATACTAATTTTGATGTAATTAAAGGGTTTGATTTGATAAGAACGGTTGATAATAAAAAGTCTTGGGTTATAGCTACTGGTGCTACCAATCAGAATTATGATTTATTACTCCGCGATACTGATTATGATATCAAAGATAGTCGTTTGGTTATTAATTCAAAAGAAGCTGATGCGGCTATTTCGAGTCAGATGACATTCGATTACTATGTGTATTCATTTTACGCCGACAATAATTACACAATTAGTGTTTCAGGCGCCACGGTGACGCCTTCTACTATATCATTTAATGATTATCTGCGCGAAATATTAACTAAACTTATTAATCCGCGTAATCGTAAAGTTGTGCATAAATATCCTGTATTGAGTAAGATTTATTCAGATTATTTGATATATTCAGGTAAATTAGGTAAACAAACAATTGATTATGCTAACACATTGGCATTTATTAGTCAGTTTGATAGTTATTGGGTGAATTTGGTTCAACAATTCATCCCAGCTACAACTATTTTTGTTGCTGGCAAAAAATACGACAACTCAAATCTGTCGAGAAACAAATTCGTTTATAAACACGGTTTAAATAAATCCAAAAAATGGCTTGGTACTGATGGTTCAGAATTCCAAGATAGCGCGTTAAAACCATCTTTAGACGGTTATTACGACATTTTTCAGGCTACAGGATACCTACACAAAGATTTTACGTCAAATAATGTTGTTTTAATATTCAGTTGCCAGTTATCTACGAAAGCAAGTTCATATTTGATTCGCGGCGGAGCGTATGAAGCGGATAATTACGGATATTACAGGCGTTATGCCGATAGCCAAAATATTTTATCGTTAGAACAGGGAAATTATGGCACAATGTCAGGGTTAGTTCCCGTGGGCGCGGGCAGTAATACTAATTTACTGTATTTTGCGTCACATTCTGGGCTTCCTGGTTATCATACAATTGGTAATGTACTTCCTGCGGTATCTGGAACAACTTATGACGATAATTTAGGCGCAGGTTATTACGCTGGTATGACGTCCACAGGTACCACTGGCAGCGCTAAAATTGTTTTAGCTGCTCTTCCAACTTCTGGTGCTTTATATCCGTTACAAAAGCTTATCATTATGGGTTTGAATAATATCCCTATTGAACCGAATGAGTATTATATAATGGAAGGCGATATTAAGCTTACATTTTCAGTTTCAGGTAATACTGCTTATTCATATATTGGACTTGTGCCGTTTATGACAGGCGTGACGACCCCAGATGGAATTGTGAGCGATAGGGATATGATTGAGGGGTGTCTGGGTCAGGTAAAATATGATAAATATAATTGGATTCATATGAAAACCAAGTTCCGCGCTAATCAGAATTATATTCAAATGGTTTTGATGGCACAGGATATTCATTATAGCGGAACTGGCATATTATATTTGCAAAATTTTACGGTTACGAAGGCGCCGACGGATATTGATTTTATTACTCCGCCGCCAATGCCGCACGTTTGTTATTTTGACAACACTGGACTAACGGTAAATCCTTTTACTGATGTGCTAACATATACAAATTTTACTGACACAGTATTTTGGCTTGGCTCAATGGGTATAGGTAGCCCGCCTGACGTATCGTTTGGCGTACACTCTACTGATGATTATTGGATAACAACGTTTAAACATTCTAACGGCGGCAAAGGCTCGGCGCAGCAGACATATAGTGATACATTTGCTTATACGCCTACGGCAAATACGGTGTATTATTGGAGTGTTGATGTAGCGGTTACTGGGTCTACGGGTTTGACATACATTCAACAACCTACGGTTTATTTTCATCCGTTATTAGACGATACTTGGACAGGCGTTTTTCCGTTTATGATGAAAGGTAATTTGCAACAAAAATTTGTGAGATTTGAAGGTTATTATTTACCGCTAACGTTGGGCACCAATCCTAAACCTTCCTTTTCCGTACAGAATTTAACGCCATTAACCAGTGTGTTGGGTAATTTTAGTGTTAAATTATCAAATTTTAAACTTAAAAAGGTTAATTTATATTATGAAGATATTGACGGAAATCCGCTATGGTACAGGCAGCCGCACGCATTTGGCTATTCAAATAATACTGGCACTACTCAACCGACCTACGCTGTTGGCGGGTCGCCAACAAAATGGGTAATTCCATACATACCTTTGGGCGGTACTGGATATACTGGTGACGTAAGTGGAATGTATGAACAATATTTTAATTTAACCAGAACATTTCCGTTGATGCATACCAGTCGGGCTTATGTAAACAAATACGCGTTAACAGTTGGAGATACGTTCATTGATATTAATTTGACGCACACGTGTGGTCTGGAATATAAATTTTATGAAAACGGTGGCTATCCTGGCACGTGTATTACGCCAGATGGCGCGACTGTAGAAAATCAATTATTTATGAGCGGGTCAATGGCGTATACGTTTGAGGGGTTTTATCCGACAACGGGTGTGACTGTGACGGGCGTCGGCCCGTTCTACACGCCGAAGCCCACCTATGGTATTTATGCCACTTTTGGGGTAAATGACGCCACTTGTTATGCGACGACCAACAACTATATTTCTATAGTTAATACGTATGGGCAAAATTGGGCTACATTAGCTGTCGATACAGGTTATACGGAAACGCATAAGGTACCGCCAGATTTTCAGTCTGCGTTATCTACAGTGGGTTTAGCTTCGCGAAGCGATAGTAAATATTTGGTAGTTAATAGATATAATTTAATTAAAATTGAATCTAAATTAATTTATGATAGTGATATTGATACTGCGCAAACTGTTATTGTAAAATTGGCAGACGTAAATGGGCAAGTGTATAATCAACAATCTTATACCGTTGGCGGTTCCAGCAATCCATTATATACGTCATTAGCAAGCAGGACGTTGAGTTATACGTTTAGTGGGTATTACTATGTGAACGATGAAATTTATCTGGTTGTACAGCCAAAAGATTTTGACTGCACGATTAAAACAGGTGAAGATATCAATTGTGCTGGTGGTTATATTTTGAATGGCTCGACTGGTGATACTTTTTCACATTTTACGGCAAGTAGAATGCTAAGTGGAACAGGATATACATATACGTATTTTACTGGCGACACTTATCAATTTATGGACAGCGGCGTGTATGATATTTTAAGTTTCATACCTACAGGCATATTAGGCACGGTACCATCTGCTGCTATGCTATCAGAGCATACTGATGTGTATGACCACGATTTTGAATACTATATGGCGTTTATGACTGGTACCACTCTTACAGGTAAAACTATTAATATTCAGTCGAATGCCGTAGATAATTCTAATTATCCGACAACTTATGCTTATCATTACGCTATTAGGCAGCTTCCGCCGCCGTTTACGGGTGTTACTTGGACAACTTATGACGCAACGGGAATACCATCAGGTCATACATATAATTCATTAACAGGCAACACGTATACGATTACTCGCAAAAGTTATGTGAAAGTTTACGAAAGTAATGTTAGCGGAACAACGGTAAATATGGAAAATGAATTAATTGCGTTTTATAAGAATAACAACGTTATTTATTATAAAGACGGATATAATAAGAATTTCTTTGACGACCCGATAAATAAATTCTTTGCTGCCAGCGACGCTACGAGCAGAGAAGTATTTGCGTATGGCGCTGGTACGGTACACGCAGAAAATGATGGTATTTATCTGCGATATGACATTGCCAATGATATGGCGGGGTATCCTGTTACTGGCGAATTTATTGGTAGATTAACAGGGAAAGATATGTGTGGTAATTTTGTGACCATATATTTGCTGTTGTTTATTGATTTACAAGCAAATTCATATGTTGTTAAGGCGACGAATATTAATGCCAGCGCTGTTGAAAACAATAATTCGGTTTCTTTGAACATAAGCAGCGGTAATTTTACTGCAACATCGACACCAACATCATAATAAAGTATTTATGGTAAATAGATAAAATGGGATACATTATAAAAAAATCAGAATCGTTGGTTAATGTAAAATTAACCGATAAGGGTAGGGAAAACTTATCACTTGGGCAATTGCAGTTCACTAACTGTTCCTTGAGCGATGGTGAAATGGTTTATACCGATGAAAATTCTTCATTGTTGAACATTTTACGCCCCGCCGATAATCAGCCCGCAGCAACATATATGATTCCAAGCGAAAGCACAAATTATATTGTTCCAATTACGTCTATTGTATCATTTCCGCAGATTGTTTACAGCGCAGCTAAAGACCGCGGATTTTTTACGGGCACGACTTACAACGAATATATTTTTAATTATATGCTGTGCGGCGGGTACCGTGTTCCGAAAGAAAATTTTCAAGGCGGAAACATTTTGACGGTTGTGTACAATACAGGCGACACAGTTACTGGTACAACCATTAATCCTACTGGCGCAACACCAAATATAGGTGATTTGATGTTAATTAAAGTGCCTACTACAGGGTATACTGGTACTGTATTTGCTGATTATGTTGACGTCGTTCCGTTACCTTATTTATGGTATCAGATTATAGGTATTACGGGCGCAACAAATACAGGGCTTACCGTTGCAGTTGACCGAACATTACCCGATATGGGGTTAACAGGCACTACAACTGGTAATACCGCTTACGCATATTTTTATGTGGGCGGCGATATGATTAGCAAAGTATTTGATGAAGCTTATCCGTATGCTTATTGGTCAAAGGGTTTATTGAATTTTACTGATACTTGTGATAATGGTTCGCACGACGTGCCTATTTGGAATATGTCGATAGTTTATGCCGAAGATCTTGTTGGATTAGATTATACAGCGTATAAAGGGCACAATAATGTGGTTTCCACTAATTATATGAGTATTTACCCATATTTAAAATATGCGTTAAATGAATATCAAACAAAAGTTGGAATTATTCACTATACAAACAATACTGTGAATAATTATTACGGCGAGGGGTTTTACTCTGATACGTTACAATTGCATTTGCCGACATTAATGTATCATAAGAAACAGTTTGGCGGCGCAGGATATGCAAATCAGATTGGTTACACGTTTGTTTGTGACAGCACGCTTAAAAATCTCGATAATTTTACTTATTATGATTTAATTGATACAGAAGTAACGCCTACGGCTATAGGTAAAGTGTTTCCAGATTTGCAAATTGTTATAATTGAAAACGAAGAAGTTATTACGGCAATGTCGCTTAAATCTAATCGTAATTGGTCGCTGCCGCAGCCAGTATTAACAGACATCGATCCAGGACACTGCAACGGTTCCGGTTCGTTAGGCATTATAACATCAGCGGAAGAATTACACGTTACGTACGCGCTGGTTGATTACACGAATGGCATTACTGGAATACAATGTGAAAATTATGCAACGGTAGGAACGGCAAGAGATTATGCTGATGTTCAGTTTATGTTTCCGCATAATCCACTTGACCCGACTTACAGTGAATTTGGATATTTTAAAAAACACGCAGACGGAATAGGCTTTAGCGCTGACGCTGTGTGGATTATTTTACAAAAAACCGCGGCAGGTGATTTACCAGACCCAACGGCTTGGAAATATTTTGAAGCAAATTCTTACATAGGCACCAATGGCTGTATTCCTGTTACTATCCCAACTATTAATAGTTATCAATTATACAGTGAATCAGTAATTGTGACCAATGTAAATCAGGTATCCTATCCTTTAACATACCAGCCGATAGGTAGTGTAATTGTTTCGCGTAAACCAAATTCTTATTTTGGTGGTTTGGTATTGAATGAAGCTGTCGATTTGGCTCATATTTATCCTGACCCAACGTGCGCTATTTGTGGCGATTATTTGCAAGTAGGTCAATCCATTTATGTTGGAATAACAACGGGTCATACAACGGGCGGCACGCTGACGAATTTACAAGTGGGCGATTTATTGCAGTTCCATTATTTGGTTGGCACAACTATCGCAGGTACTACACAGAAAATTGATGATTTGGTGCCAAATGTAATTCCTACGGTACCTGTGTCGCCAACGGATATTTATAGGGTTGGTACTGAAATATATATTGACCTTCCGACAACACCAGCAGGACAGGTATACGTTTTTTACAACGGGAATGTATTAAGCCAGTCAAACTATACGATTGAACCAGGCGGCTCATTTACGACATATAAAGTGCATTTTAATTTTACGCCGTCGCCAGGCGCCCGTATTACCATTTTATATTTGGATAACACAGGCAGTGGCACGAATCCAGCGCATTTGAGCGATATAAAACCAGCGGAGATTGATAGTTTGCAGATTACATTGAATGACCAAACATTTCCAGTATTGGCAACTAATAATTATGACATTAATCTACTTGTTACGGTTCCAAGGGTGAATACAACAGGAATGACTTTTGGTGATGAAACATTCTTTTTTGGTAATATTGAAACAGATATTAAAGCAACTATTTACAAATCCATAATTAATCTTACCGTTATGCCAAATAGGTTTATCACGTCTAATAACCCCACCTTTAATGCAAACATTAATAAGGTGGCGTTTACTGAAATTGATATTTACGATAATAACGGAGAGGTGGTAGGCGTGGGTAAATTTAGTCAGCCGTTGCAACGTACGCTGAATAGTGATGTATTAATAATTAACGCCACAATTGACTTTTAAAATGGGATTCGATAAATCAACTGGTACAACTGAATATGATATGACGGTATTTCTCACACCTTTAGGAGTTGAGAAGTTCTATAATCGTGGCTTGGTGGACGGTACAAAGTATTTTTCAATTGGCGACCACGACGTTAATTATATTTGTTATACTGGATTGACATATGTTTACGACACGTATACTGGTGGAATATATTTTAGTGGTGATACACTACCAGCGAATCAGGTGACCCCCGAAGTTGGGCTTATTTTGAATTTACGTGGCACAGTAGATCGCGACACAATTATAGATGACAGAACGCTGCCCACAAATCGAACATCAATATCTAATCCAGTTTGGATGTATTCTGACCCAGAAATTCCGAGTGAGAGCATATTGAGTGTTTATAAGTTGTCCAATACGGATAAAATATTTGATAAGCCAATTGTGCTTGGCAGCCGTAATATGTGGCATTCTGATTTATTTGCAACTATTAATAATGCCGAGGGATTTATGTATTATATTCGTCCGTCCACAGCATATCAGAGCTATACTGGAAGTACGGAGCCTACATTGGGGATGGTTAGTCCGTCGCCATTGATATACACGCCATTTCCTGGCGTAAGCATTACCAATGGCTACAGGTCATCAAGTGAAATTGAATATTTTTATTTTCTCAACAAGACAAATAATCCTGTGATTATTGATTCATTTGCGGTGACCAATATTTTACCAGTAACGCATACGCCTGTTCAAGCAATTATCGATGAAAATTATTCTTCTGACTTTGTTCATATTCAGTATAGGCTGCAATGGACGGCAATTAAAGACGGAAACACGTACATTGATAGTGCAATTAATTTGTATGTACCTCAATTCGTTTATAATAAAAGTCGTATAGTGATGTTTCCGTATGAAGTCATACGTTTTGGCGTCAGCTTTGAAATTGTTAATCCTGGATCAACAATTGCCCATTGGCACGGTCAAAACTATACTGACCAAGAAATATACGAAGGCGCGTATACTTTTTCTGTCGGACTAACAGCAAAAAAAGAACTGGATTCGAGTGTTATATATACTTCGTCTATTGATGTGGTCGCGCAAGTAAAAGACAGCGGTTATAATCCAGGCACGTATATTACGCCTGTTCCAACGCCAAGCGGCGGCGGAGTAATTAATAGCGAGGGGGCGGCGCAAACGTAATAATTTAAAAATGAAACTATTTATAATAAAATAAAATTAAACAAAAGCAACAATGGGCTTCTTAAAAACTGGTACAACTGACCAAATGCAAGTCTACATTACCGATTATGGTAAAGCGCAGATATTGCAGCAAAGTTTCACTCCGATATATTTTACTATTAATGACGCGGACGTGAACTACCTGACAAATCAGATAATGAATAAAGAGGTCGTGGATATTAGTGGTGATTACGACAATAACGTGTTTTCAGTATCCAAATTGCGTAATATCAAGACGTCTATTATACAAACTATAAATGCTGGAACACCTACAAGTGGAACAGGTACTGCGGTTGGAATAACAACGGCAGCGTCATAATAATATAAGAAAAAACGGTTAAAATGGCTGCAAATACAAATAACACAATTAATTTAGTTACATCAGGCACTACGGTAAACAATGCTACGCGCGGTGTAAGTTCTGTAATAACAACGGCTGGCACTAATTTATCTATTGTGCCAATGCATATTCAATATCAACAAAGATTTATTGAATCTGGGAAGATGTTTTTATTCTTTTTGAATGAGGTGCCGACATATTTACCACAGGTAGGTCAAGAGGTGCTTATTCATCACCAAGATGTATTACCGTCAAGCGCTTTATCGGCTTATTTTCAGGATAAATCAACCAATATTGCTACCGCCACATTTTCACGTCTTGTACTTATGACAAATACTGCCACAGTTGGCGCGAGGGACGGCTTTACGTATGCAATGGAGCTCATTTATGACGACGATACACTGGGATATATAGCGGGTAGTTGCGACGGCTCATTGGATTATGATACAAGCCCGTTGGCATATGATATTTTAAAGCCAATTGAGAGTAATGTAATTGTTACCGAAAGGGTGCCATATGATGATGAAGAAGGTATTAGTATGTTAATTGGCACAACAACAAGCACTGGGCAAACTACGGCAAACATAGCGCCAATGTTGTTTGTTGATAGTGGAGCATCAAATACAATATTTTCTAATTTGTATAAGAGTTTCAACTTGCCGATTACAACAACAGAATTAGCCGAATTTACACATTCACCTTATGGTACGTGGACAGATAGCACATCAGGCACTTTATGGCTTAACGGGAAGAAGGGTTATTGGACGCAGGATAGTGTTAACGGAACAATGATTCATCCTGTAACGGGTTATACTGGGGAGTTTTATGATACGGTTTATGAGTATTTGGGA